GCGGTAAGACTGATCTTGAGATCGGCCTTGCACTTACCGCGCACAAGCGCTCGCTGTTATTGCGGCGCACTAACAAAGAAGCAACCGGACTGGTAGAGCGCATGGCCGATATTGTCGGCAACCGTGACGGTTACAACAGTCAACTAGGCATGTGGCGCTACAAAGACAGAGCCATCGAAATATCCGGGTGCCAACTCGAAGACGACAAGCAAAAGTTCAAAGGAATTCCGCGCGATCTCTACTGCTTCGACGAGGTATCTGACTTCCTCGAAAGCCAGTACACGTTCATCATCGGATGGAACAGAAGCACCATCCCCGGCCAGCGATGCCGGGTGATCGCTGGCGGCAATCCACCAACGAAGCCCGAGGGATTATGGGTCGTGAAGCGCTGGGGTGCATGGCTCGATCCCGCGCACGCCAACCCAGCCAAGCCAGGTGAGCTGCGCTGGTACACTACGATTGATGGGAAGGACGCCGAGGTCGATGGCCCAGGCCCACATGACATCGGTGAAGGCAAGCCGGTGATGGCACGTTCGCGCACGTTCATCCCCAGCAAGTTATCGGATAACCCAGACCTGGCTGCAACCAACTATGACAGCGTGCTGGCAGGATTGCCCGAACGCGAACGCTTGGCGTATCGTGAAGGTAGGTTCGATGCGATGCTGCGCGACGAGATGAACCAGACCATACCGACCGATTGGATCAGGGCAGCGCAGGAAAGATGGACGAACAAACCCGCTGTTGGCATCCCGATGTGCTGCATCGGACAGGACGTGGCGCAGGGTGGCGTTGATAAGACGGTACTGGCGATCCGCTACGATGGCTGGTATGCACCGCTGATCGTCGTCCCAGGTAAAGACACACCGGATGGCAAGTCGGCTGCAGCGCTGGCTATGCAGCATCGGCGCGACCAGTGCAAAGTGGTCGTCGACATTGGTGGTGGATGGGGTGGTGATTGCTACGCGCATCTGCGCGAGAATGGTATCGACGCGAAAAGTTACATGGGTGTGAAGGCATCCCTAAAGCGCACTGCAGATGGCACACTGAAATTTGCGAACGTGCGGGCAGAAGCGTACTGGCGTTTCCGCGAAGCACTCGATCCGTCGCAAGAGCACGGCTCACCCATCATGCTACCGATGGACAGCGTGCTGGTGTCCGACTTGTGCGCGCCCACCTACGAGATCACGGCGCATGGCATCCAGGTCGAACCGAAGGACAAGGTCTGCAAGCGTCTGGGCCGATCCACTGATCGAGGCGACGCGGTAGTCATGGCGTGGTGGGATGGACTGAAGCAAAGCAACGTTCAAGGCGGATGGCGCGAACACAAGCGTAACAGGGCACCGAAGGTAATTCGTGGGCGCGAGTCAACTTACAGTTAGATGGATGTCAGATTGCAGCGGTGGTATAACAATGAATAAAGGAGAACAAGCATGTCAGGTGTAGGGGACAAATTGCAGGGAGTCGTAAACACCATCGCAGGGGGAAGTTTCAATCCTTTTTCAAAGGATGCAAACGCGATTGTAAACCCTCTTAGAGCAACAGCGAACATGTTTTTAGGAAAAAAGGTTGGTGACGCCGGCGGAGTAGTTCCGATCACCACACCTGTTATGCCTGCGATGGATATGACTGCGATTTCGCAAGCGTCACAAGATAGTGTCGCTGCGCAGATTGCGCGGCAAGGACGCCTGAGTACGATCATGTCAGGCACATCCAAGACAGATAGACTAGGCGGGTAAAATGAGCGACATCGAACAGATACATCGTCTTGGTGGTGAGCTTTTCGGTAAGCGCTCGATGCTCTTATCATTGTGGCAAGCATTGGCCGATCAGTTTTATTCCGAGCGTGCGGACTTCACTACCGTTCGCAACCTGGGCCGCGAGTTCGCAAACAACCTGATGACGAGTTACCCGACAATGGCCCGCCGCGACTTAGGTGATGCCATAGGCTCGATGCTGCGCCCCACATCGAAGCAGTGGATGCACATAAGAACCCAGCAATGGGACAAGGTAGATCGTGACGGTAAGGCGTGGCTTGAAATGGCTACCGACCGTATGACGCGCGCCATGTATAACCGCAAGACGCAGTTCACCCGCGCCACCAAAGAAGCGGATCACGACTTCGCCACCTTCGGGCAAGCGGTAATTCAGATCACATTGAACAAGGCAGCAACAGGTTTACTCTATCGGTGCTGGCACCTGCGCGATGTGGCTTGGCGCGAGAACGATGAACAGATCATCGACACTATTTTCCGCAAGTGGGCACCGGCCTGTGTTGACCTGATTAAGCTGTTCCCGAGCACCGTGCATGAGCGCGTCAAAGAACGGGCTGTAAAAGCACCCTATGAGACGGTTGACGTGTGGCACATCATCGTGCCGGGTGAAGATTATCAGGGTAAGGGTGGGAAGACTTTCACCACACCGTATGTATCGATCTACTACGATGTGACGAACAAATGTGTGATGGAAGAAGTTGGTGTCAAGGATACCCAGTACATCATTCCCCGCTGGTTCACAGTATCCGGCACGCAGTATGCGTACTCGCCCGCAACAGTGGCCGCGCTCCCTGATGCGCGGCTCATACAATCCATGACGCGCACGCTGCTTGAAGCCGGTGAGAAAGCCGTGACGCCACCGATGATCGCGGTGCAAGAAGCGATACGCGGTGATGTCTCAGTCTTTGCCGGGGGAATTACCTACGTCGATGCTGACTATGATGAACGATTAGGTGAAGTGCTGCGTCCGATGACGCAACGGATAGACGGTATCCCGCTGGGTCTTGAAATGACGAAGGACACACGCGAGATGATCGCGCAAGCGTTCTTCCTCAATAAGTTGGCGCTACCCCAACCGGGTAACGACATGACGGCCTACGAGGTCGGCCAGCGCGTGCAAGAGTACATTCGCCAAGCGATGCCACTGTTCAATCCATTAGAGGATCAGTACAACGCTCCCATGTGTGAGATGACCTTCGATGTCATGCAGCGCGCTGGTGCGTTCGGTTCACCCTTCGACATGCCCGCATCTCTGCGCGGCCAAAAGATTGAGTTCTTCTTCGAGTCCCCACTGCACGATGCTGTCGGGCGCGAGAAGGGCCAGCGCTTCCTTGAAGTACAGAGCATGTTGGCACAAGCGATCACCTTCGATCCGAGCACTGCGTCCATCATAGACTTCCCGACCACGTTCAGGGATGTGCTCGATGGTATCGGTATCCCAGCGGTATGGACGCGCAGCGAAGCAGATACGAAAGCTATAGCTGAGAAACAGCAACAGCAGCAGCAGACTCAGCAGTTGCTTGCTAATATGCAGGCCGGTGCTGGTGTTGCAAAAGACCTAGGCACTGCTGGTCTTGGCGGTCAATCAACCGTCAATAGACAGAACTATGCAGAAGTTGGACAACCTGCGGGGCCGGGGGCATGAGTGAACCCCGTAAGAAACGTCCTGCAGTTGAACCCGCTTTATGGGAGGTCAGCGATGCTGCAGCACTACAAGCGCTTGTGCGTGGCAACGCTACCCCGGATCAGCAGCAACGCGCAATCAACTGGATCATTTATAGTGCAGCAGCCACCTATGAGTTAGCGTTCAAACTCGAAGATAGCGATAGCGGTCGTGCTACCACTTTTGCACTTGGCAGGCAGTTCGTCGGATCGCAAATCGTAAAAATGTTAAAGATCAACACAGCGGCCTTCCGCCGCAAGCCGAATCTTGAACCCGAACGCGGGGAAGATTTAGTTTAAGAATACGTGACACCCCTTCCGCTTTTGGAAGGCGCACGCAGTAGAGGAGAAGTAAAATGCCTGACGCCGTCGTAGACCCCATCGTAGCACCTGGTAATCCAGCAGTCGTAGTTGATCCAGCAGTCGTAGTTGACCCAGCAGTCGTAGTTGACCCAGCACCCAAGCCTTTAGGGGACTGGGCAACGATGCGCAAGGAATACGCTGGCGAAGATGTGAAGACGCTCGAACGTCTTGGCCGGTATTCTTCACCGAAGGATGCGCTCGATGCGCTGATCGCTGCGCAGAACAAGATTGCAGCCGGTGGTGCTAAGGCACCGTTGCCTGATAACGCTACACCCGAGCAGTTGGCGGAATGGCGCAAGGATAATGGCATCCCTGAAACACCTGACAAGTACGCCTACAAGCTGCCGGATGGCATGGTGGTTGGAGAGCAGGACAAGCTGCTTGTTGAGGGATTCTTGACGACCGCGCACGGCATGAACCTGCCGCCCGCGCAAGTCGAAAAAACGCTGTCGTGGTATTTCAGTGAGCAGGAGAAACAGCTTACTGCGCTCCATGCGAATGACGCCGTGGGAAGAGAAAAAGGCATCGAAGCGCTGCGCTCCGATTGGGGCACCGAGTATCAGCTCAACCTCGGCATCGTCGATGGCTTCCTCAACCTGGCACCAGCCGGGGTGAAGGACGCGATCCTCGGCGGACGCTTGGCGGACGGTACACCTATTGGCAACAACGCGGACGTGCTGCGCTGGTTCGCGTCGCTGGGGCGAGAGCTAAACCCAACGTCGACCGTCACCAACTCGACCGGGGTGCAGGCAGCGCAGGCCATCGCAACGGAGAAAGCTACTTTGGAAAAACTCATGGGAAACCACGAGTCGGAATACTGGAAGGGTTCTCAGTCCGAGAGTATGCAAAAGAGGTATCGAGAACTTCTCGATGTGGAATCAAAGATCAGGAAGTAAAACAAGGCCCCTCTTTCGAGGGGCTTTTCATTTCGGTTCGTGGTAGTAAGAGCTATCTACTTGATGTCAGAAAACACATGGCATAGGATGCGTGCTTAGTAGCACCCCGAACAACAAGGCCCCTAAACTTTAGGCGCTGATCTCGCAAGAGACACCCAGCGCATGATCGAACGGATACCCCAAGTCAGTAGGATAGAAACTTTTATCTAACTTTTTTTGAGGAGAAGCACCATGTCTGATGCAGCATTCCAGATACAATACCGTCAGGAGTTTATCAAGGGGTTCGAGCAACGCCAATCCTTGGTACGCCAAACGGTCACAACCGAGGTCGAAATCAAGGGCAATCAGGCCGTATTCCTGGTCGCTGATTCCAACCACGCCACTGCAGTTACCCGTGGCTTGAACGGTATGATCCCCGCCAAAGCGGATAACCTGAACCAATACACCGCCACCTTGCAAGAGTGGCACGATCTGCGTCGCCGCACGAACTTCAACATGTTCGCGTCCCAAGGCGATGGTCGTCGCATCATGCAAATGAACACGATGGCAGTTGTCAATCGTAAGATCGACTCTGATGTCATCGCCGCACTCGCCACCGCAACCCTGACTACTGGTGCCAGCACTACCGGCTCCCTGGACTTAGTGACGTACGCCCTCGCAATCCTGGGCAACAACGAAGTGGAGTTGGACGGCAATGTGTCCGCACTTATCACCCCGGCGTTTTACAGCTACTTGCTGCGCACCAAGGAATTCGCTTCGGCGCAGTACGTCAACAACAAGCCTTTCGAGACCAAGTTGACGATGTTCCGTTGGGCTGGTGTGAACTTCATCGTTCACCCGAACCTCACCGGCAAGGCAACCGCAACCGAGTATTGCTTCATGTACCACAAGGACGCCATTGGGCACGCCATCAACACTGGCGACCTGACGACCGCAGTGGGATATGACGACGAGCAGGACTATTCGTACGCTCGCTGCACCGCATACTTTGGTTCGATGCTGTTGCAAAACAACGGTGTTGTCGTCATCAAGCACGACGGCTCCGCATTCGCGCCAGTGTAATAAAATGACATCCCCGCAAGGGGGTGTTTCTTAACTTTTTAGGAGAACAAACATGGCCTACGCCACTTCCAATCCACCTTATGTCCTGC